CACACTTGCTGGAACTTTCTCCAGTTGTTTTGCGAGTGCTTGATATTGCGAGTCATCTGTAAACATATACAATAATGGATAATCCTTCGGCGTTGCATCGGCCTCTACTTCAATGATTTGACCATCTGCTAAAAGCTCATAGTGCTTATCATCGCTTTGGTAATAGCCCACCGCTGGATTTTCTTCAATATTCAAACGCATTTTATTCCATGCCACTAATTGTACGGAAGCATCCTTAATTTTTGGACTAGCATTTTTTAACAAGTTAGCTGTACGGTAACGATTCGCTAAAATTGTCCAGATGCTTTGTCCCTTGGTGATACCGTCGTTTTCTTGGACCAATTCCACTGGAACTTGATTCAATCCTACAACTTCAATATCAGACACTTTCGAAAGTGGTGAAATAAAGTAAATACTCCATCCCGCACAAACAATAAAAATCCCTTTTAAGAGTGTTGCATTCGTAATACCTTGTGACTTTGGTTTCGTCTTTTTAGGCTTCGGTTCCTTTTTCTTTTTCACCTTTTGTACAGGTTCTTCAGGAACAGTTTGCTCTACTCTTGGAGAATTTTGTTGTGCTAACTCCCAAGGTGTTAGTTCACGTGGAGGAGTTTGTTGTGGTTTCTTTCGATTAAACATATTCTCCTCCTTAATCCTTATTTCACTAGAGAATGAATAATTGTTTCAAGTCGACTTGACGCATCTGTAATTCCCAAGGCTTTTGAATTTTCAGCCATTTCTTTGTTTATAGTTCCAGGGTCAAATCCTAGACGTTGCAATGCAGCAGCTTTGTTCTTAGTGTTAGCTCCTTGCGATAATTCAGAATATAGTTTACCTAACACAGTACTTGTTTGCTCAGCAGTTACTCCAGTAGATATAAGAGATGTAGCAAATGCCATGTTAGATTCTTTGGATAAGTTTATAGACTTAGCAAATCCTCCAGTTCTTGCCGATACATCTGCTAGTTGTGCAGCTGTAACAGAGTAGTTATTTGATAGCATATTAAGAGTATCCATGTATGAAAAAAGCTCATCTTTAGATAAATTTAATTGCTCTTTTGTTTTGGCCAAGAATGTTCCTGCCTCATCTGTAGATATATCAAAAGCCACTTTCATTTTTCCCGCCATGTCTGAGTAAGCTACGATATCTTCTCCAGCTATTCCTGATTGTGCTAAACTTCCTGCTATTTCATTAATTTCTATTTGAGACAAAGGGCCATTTTTAGATAATTCAGCTAAATCATCATAGTATTTTTCAGCTTCTTTACCTAAAATTTTTCTTAAATCTGCTTGAGACTCTTCTACATCCATATAGAATTTAATTGGAACAGCTAATGCGGCTCCTGTTGCAGCACCTCTCCTAAGTTGCTCACTTCCTTTTTTAGAAAACGCATCTCCCATATCTGAAATAGCTTGTGCTTTACTTAGAGATTTTTTCAATTTCTCTTGCTTCTTTAGTTCTTCATTAACTTCTTTTAACTTTTTCTTATAACCTTCTAGCTTAATTCCTTCGTTTTCTAAAGCACTTCTTGCTGCTTCAAAGACATGTTTTTGTCTTTCTTTTTGCTTATTCAACTTGTCTACTTGCTTTTCTGCATTTTTAACTTGCTCTTTAAATTCTGCAGTAACATTATTAGATTTAGCATATGCTTTTCTAAGCTGTTCTAAATTCTTAGCCGCTTTATTGTATTCAGAGTTAGCATTCTTATATGCTTCTGCAACTTTGTCTAAATTCTCTAGTTTTTTTTGAGTTTTTACTAAGTCTTCTGTAGAGTCTTTTACTTCATTCAAAGACTTAGCTGCCTTAGATAAAATAGACATAGTTTCACTTGCTCCAGCAACTCCCATCTGCCAAATTAAACTCATGTCTTTAGCCATCTACTCCACCTCCTTAGTCATCATTGTTCTGTCTTTCTTCCTCTTCTTCTACAAATTTATTTGCTCTAGCTATCCAGTAATCAAGTTCATATAAGCTACAATCCAACATAGAATCGTAGCTTACATTAACTTTAAAGTAATTAAGAACTCTTAAAAGCTCTGTTATCATATCCAGATAGATTAAGCACCAGTTTCCTCTGTTACTTCCGTTGTAGTATCCTTCTGAGCCTCTTTGTCTTCCCAACCTTGACTCAAAAAACGCTTTACCCCGTTCACAACCTTCAAGTAATCTATTGATACAAGATTAAGTAAGTCTCCGTACTTAACTCCAACAGATTTAGCAGCCACAGTTATAGCCCAAGAATCTTCTAGTTCTTTTACAGCTCCAGCATCTTTATTTCTGGCTTTGAATTCTTTTTCACATTGCATGAAATCTCTTCCTGTCATTTCTTCTACATTTATGTCAAGTTCATTAAATTCTTTTCCACCGAAATTATAAGTTTTTGATAACTTTACTTTCATTTAAGTCCTCCTTAATTTAATCCTAAATATTTTCTAACTGCTTGGTTAGCAAGTCCATGTATTACATTTACATTGTTAAGTACATCTATTTCTATAACTGTTTTTCCACCAATTTCAAGCTTGAAATATGTTACTGATAAATCAATAGATGTTTCTAATTTTCCACTAGGCTTCATTTTTAGCCCGTCCATTTTCTTAATTAATCCTTTGAAAGTCGCATCTATTCCATAAACATCAGCACTGTGTGTTTCTCTGTTCATAGCTTGAGCTGCACCTTTACATTCAATCAGAATAGATTTCTCATTGTTGATTTCTAGTACTGACTCATCTACACAATCCATTTTGATTTTAGCTTCTAATTTCTTAAAGTGTCCCATTAAAGGAACTTCTAATTCAGCAGTCAATCCCATTTGCTCAGATGTGACTGTATCATACTCAATGTTAGGCAACTCTACTTCTGATATTCCTGCAAGGTTATTTGAGCCATTGAAATATGTTTCAGCATCTATAAGAGCATTAGGTATTTGTTTTTTTCCCATCTTTTCCCTCCTTATTAAGCTGTTAAGCTTTCAGCAAATTTTTGTAATGCATCAACATCATAAACTTTCTTGAATGTTATAGATTTAGCTCCTGGTATTATTCCAAGCTCTATAGTCCAAGTAATATCTCCATTTATGATATCTATTAAGCTATTATCTACAGCATAGAAATTAACTTTAGCTGATAGTAGTTGGTCAGCAGCAACAAGAGCATTTAATCTAATATTCATAGATTTTTTCATTGTTTCAGCCATTTTTAAACTGAACTTTTTATCCACATTATTAAAATATGATATAACTAGTTCATTTCCAATGTATTTAAACATTCTACGACCATAAATGTACTTGTCTTTTGGGTCTGTTGCTAAAGGATTCTTAGCTGTTTCAGAACCCCAACATCTCCAACCTTTAAAGTTTATAGCAGTAACAACACCGTTTTTATTTAAGAAATTGGCTTGTTGCTCCTTATCTAATCTAACTTCTTCATATTTTCCACTTGCATTTTTCCATACAAAAGCGTCCATTTTATATGAATAATTAGATGGTCCCTGACTTGGAACACCATTGTTTTCTCCATCAACTTTCATAGATAAAGCTGCATAATGTATAGATTGATAATAAATTTCTCCAGCAAGTTTGATTTTTCCATATAGCAATACTTGATCATTGCTTAAAACATTATTAGTTTCCTTCCATTCAACCAATTCATTGTATTTCTTATCAACTGGAGCATTTATTAATGCTATAGCTTCAAACATTCCGCCATTTAATGTTTTAGCTTTAGTTTCCATAATGGCAGCAACATCACTTTCATGAGAAAAATCAGGGACATCTATGAAAGCAGGTAATTCACTATATTTCAAGAAAATTTCGTTTGCTAATTCTAGCCCTGTTCTTTTCATTGTTGTGCTATCAAATCCACCTATAGCTTCTGTTTTTGTAACTTTAGATAAGTCTACTTCTTCGTATTCTATATCTACATTATTTCCAGCTACAGTTGCATAAATTTCTAATCCTTCAGCTGTGTAAACAGTTCTTGCATCTGATATAACTTGCTTTCCTGTTGCATTTTTAACTACTACAGATTCTGGAATTACTTTGTGGCTTGGTATTAGCACTTTTCCTTTTTCAAGTGCTTTATTAGCAAGTGTTTTCTTTTCTGATTTGTGCTTAGTTAAATCTAAGATATTAACTACATATAGTGGAGCAACAGCATACAACTCAAAGAAAACTTTGATAGCTTGTGATATAGAGAAATCTAAATCATAAGTGTCTCCAAAGTATTGGATAGCTTCTTGATAAGTTCCTATTCTCACTACTTCATTGACTTTTCTATTCTCAGCTTTAACTTTGTGAATTGGTGCTGTTCCAACTATAAAATGCCCATAATCTAAAACCACAGGTAATTGAAAGGCTGTAGCCCCTTCTTGTTGGTATGTACCATGTTTATACATTTCTACCTCCTATTATTTCATCTACTATTGAATTAAAATATTGATAGTCCTTATTGATTTTTGGATAATCTTCTACAGGAATTAATAATCTCCCAAGTAGTGGATATTTTTCAATAAGTTTCTCAATTTCTTCTCCAAAATATACAGTCCCTCTAACAAAGAGAAACTCAGGTAAATCTAGCTTTTTACCTGCATAAATATATGTTTTCATACTATCCCCTTCCAAGTAGTTTTGCTATTTTTCTCTCAACTACTTCTGATGCGTCAGGTACTCCAAATACTCTAAATCTACAAACAGAGTAAAAATAAGGCTCTGCTTCTGCAGTAAAGTACTCTATTGAAAATGGGTATGATTGATCCACAGCAAATTTTCCATCTACTGTACTTTCATTTAAAAACTCTTTTTTTAAATAGTCTCCAATAGATAAGTTACTTAGGTAATCTTTCTCATCTTCCATTTTAGTGCCTATCCACACTTCTAAATCTACTGGTACATCATAGTTATCGATTCCATTTCTTGTCTGCTCAAACTTAGTAACCCTTAAAATAGCAAAAGGAAAGAGGTCTTTCTCGCTCTTTCCTTCTTCTCTATCTTCATGATTAATTTCAGGTAATAACCCATGATATACTGTAACTTTCTTATCTTGCAATTTCTCTACTAAGAAATCAAATATTAGCTTCTCTACTTCAATTATCATATCCCTATCACCCTATTTATCTCATGTTCTAATCTCATTCTGAATTTTTCATCAGCATAACCTTGTAGATATTCTAAAATAGATAAATTTCCAAGCATTTGAGGAGCTGAAACTGACATTAGTCTTTTAATAGTTTCTCTTTTTCTACCATTTTTTGTAATGAATTTACCCGTTCTTTCAAAAGCTCCTAGATGTCCATTTTTATATGCTATAAAAGCGTTTGGTAAAGATTTATACCCGCCTTTTTTTACTGCAGCTTGAACTATTTTTCCTTTTGTCCTAGTTTTAGGATTTAGCTTGAAATGGTCTAACCCTATAACTCTACCATTACTTATGATAGAGCCCGTTAAATTACTTTTGTTAGTTTTAAAGATATTAACACTACTAAGCAATTTACTTTTTTGAGCAAAATAAGACTCCGTTGTCTTCCTGATTTGCTCTGTTTTTACCATCTCAAGTGAACGATTAATAGCTCTTGAAATGCAACTAGGTAACTCACTCTCGTATTTCCCAAGAGTATTGATAACTTCATTTATTCCTGTAGCTTCAACCTTAACTCCTATCATTTTTCATCATACCTCGTTAAGTCTATTTCTAATAGACCCATGTCTTCCTTAGTTTCTTCTACTAAATATCTAACACCATCTACTAAGATTTTTTCTCCAGAATGAGGTGGGTATTTAAAGAAGGACTTTTCTATAAAGAGTGTCATCCCTTCAATAAATAGCCCGTCATTCTCTAAAGATCTAGTTCTGTTTCTCTGCTTATTCTGAAATCTCTCCTCATCGATAACACAGACAGTTTCTTTTTTTCCTATAGTATGTGTGTCTCCAAACTCTTCTAAGTTCAAAAAAACACTAGCAAGGTCATTTATAACTTCTTCTTTAAAACTCATAATTAAGCCTTTTTAGATTTTTTTGAATTTTTAGCAGTTTCTTCAACTTCTGTGTTTTCTTCAGTAGCTTCTTCAAGATTTTCAGTTTCCATTATCTCTTCTGTTTCTACTACTTCTTCAGCTTCTACGAGTTCAAGGGATTTAACTCTTTCTATGATATCTGATTCTAAGATATCCACTACTTCACCTGGATTATAAACTATTCCGCAGTAAATCAGTGATTGTTTAACTTTTAATTTCATACAGCCCCTCCTTACTTAACTTTTAAAACTTTTATAGCATCAATGTCAAATGGAACAGGTAAAGGTCTTGACTCTGTTCTTACTTCAAGAGTATTGATTTTTGTATCTTCATCTTCAAAAGGGACTCTTTCTGCAACTATTATCCCTTTAGCTATATCTGCTGCAGGTCCATAGTGTAAAGTATTGTTAGATGGTGCAAATAACACTCTTCCTTCTGGAATCATTTTTACTGTATCATATGTTTTTCCATCTGCTTTTAACACTGAATGTTGAGTTTGATATGAGTAGATAGGGATATTGTAAGGAGCTAAAGTCCCAATATATATAGCTCCACTTGCTAATTCTTTAGGATCTATTTGCCCAAAATTAGCATTTTTAATATCTAGTAATTTAGCTATCTTTTCATTTTGAGTAAATAATCTTGCTGCAACTGGATCCATAACTATATGCTCAACTCTTTGCCCTGTAGTTTCCCCTATTAAAGTTATTACAGATTCTATGTCTCCTGAAATATCCGCGTTTGGTTGAGTCCATAATACAGTAGGAGTAATTTCTTGAGGTGTTCCATACTCAATTTTATCCTCAACACCTTCTCCTTTTACTACTATTGAACCTTTGAACATTAAGTCAATACACATTAACTCTTCTCTTCTTGAGATTTGTTCTTCGAAGTCTGCGAAAGCTTCTCCAATTAATTTTGCCTTTTTCTCCTCTGGAGATATTCCTCCATAGATAGTTTCTCCTGCTGATTTAGCAAAGTAAATTTCTTGTGCAGAGAATGTTTTCTTTGGTGCTACCTTCGGTGCAGAGTAGTATTTAGATGCATAACTTCTCTTTACTACTTCAGTTCCTGGGATTAATTCAGATACGAAAGGAGCCACTAATTGTCTACCTTTTCTATACTCAATTTCCCATTTTGGATATTCATGAGTTTCATGTTTTGCAAAAAACATATCTCTGATAAATGTCTTTGGTTTTATAACTGACTGGTCATATAGTCCTAAAAATTCTAATAATACTGCCATTAATATCTACCTCCTAATTCTTTTACTATTATTCCTTTATCTCTTGCTTTTTTGATAAAGTCTGATTTTACTGTTGCTGCTTTTAATTCAAGTCCTTCGAAAATAACTTCCCCAAACACTACAACTGTAGTTTTAGTCTTAGCCGTAGTTCCATCAGCTGTTTCTAAAACTATTCCAAATAAATCTGTTCCATCAGATAATTCTGCACTTGCATTTACTGCTTGCCCTCTCTTAACTGATTTCCCTTGTGGTACTTCTAATTCCATAACTTTGTGACCTGTACCACTTAATAATTGGTCAACTCCGTACTCATTACCTTTTTCTATAAAGCTCATTTTGTACCTCCTGTTTTTTTATTCATATACTTTAAAATATTACTTACTGGTATTCCTACAACACTTCCTGAACCTTCTTCAGCTCTTGGGGCTACAGGAACAGGTGTTGCCTGACTCTCATTTTGTATGTTTTGTAGAGTCTCTTTATTCTTTTCTTTTTTGATATTTAATATTTTTAATGCTAAGTTTGCAGCATCAACTGGTTCTTTGAATTTAGCTGTATTTACAACATCATCAAAGCCTGCTATTTCAAGATTTTCAATTGCTTCTATTCTATTTCTTTCTCCTTGGATTGCTGAATTAACTATATTTTCATACAATTCAGGATAATTTGCTTTGAACTTTTCTACAGTCATTTCTTCTGTATTTGTAACTGTATTTTGAGTTGGCTCTGGAGTAGGCTCAGGAGCAGGTTCTGTTACTGGTTCAGTAGGTTTAGAACCTGGGAAATTCTTAAATTTTGAAATATCAAATGCTAAACTATTTACAATTAGTAAATTATTAACATTCTGTAGATTTTCTACTTCACCTACTATCTCATCGATAAATCCATACTCTTTAGCTTCTTCAGCATTGAACCATTTTTCTTCGTCCATAAGTGCAGATAGTTCTTCTTTAGTCTTATCTTTAGCTTTAGCTAAGTAAGTTTCTAAAATACTATCTTTAACCTTATCTAAAAGAATTCCTGTCTTTTCTAGCTCTTGTTTGTTCCCATAAGCCCATGTCAATGGATTATGTATCATAAACAAAGCGTTTTTTGGCATTTTTACTACATCACAAGCACTAGTTATAATAGTTGCTGCACTTGCTGCAAGGCCATCTATAAAAGCTGTAACTTTAGCCTTGTGATTTTTTAGCGTGTTTGCTATTGCCACTGCAGCAAATACACTTCCACCTGGTGAATTAATATGTAGATTTATGTTTTCTACATCTCCTAAATTTCCGATTTCTTCTTTAATTGTTTTGTCACATATGTCATCCCAATATTCTTCAGAACCAATAGTACCGTACATTACGATATCAGCACTTTTAGCTTCGTCATTCTTCGTTATGTTCCAAAACTTCTTTGTCATTTTCGGCATTGTTAATCATCACTCCTTTTTCTTCTACTAATTTGTTTTCCTTTGCTAAGATTCTTACATTTTGCTCAAAATCACCCCCGTTAAGCTCGACAGTTTCTTTTGTTCTAGTAGAGAATCCTTGTTGAACTCTTAAAGTACTTGCTTTGACTTCTTTAAGTGGGTCAAGTTGTCCTTGACTCGGTCCATTCCATTGAGCTCCACTCCAAGCTTTTGTTAGCAATGGATCTTCTCCATAGTTCTTCATATCTACTCTACCTAGCAAATATGCTTCTCTTAACCATTCTTCGTATACTACTTGTGTAAAATTGCTCGAGAACCAGTCTCTTCTTTTTCTAAACATTTTCCAAGCTTCTAATAAAGCGGCTCTACTTGCTGAATAGCTAGCAGTAAAGTGCTTAATTAGTAACTCATAAGGAACTTCTAAAGCCGCTCCTATTTGTCTTAAAATTGAAGTAACGAAAGGGTCAAACTGTGCATTAGGTCTACCTGGATTAGTTGCGACAACCTTTTCTCCTGGATTAAGTCCTTGAACTAGACCAGGAGTTAGTTCTATAGTCTCATCATTAGAACTATCTATTTGTTCTGTTTCATCTAAGACTTCATGGTCTGCAATATTAGCTCCTTGGGCATTATCCTTATCACTCTCTATAAAAATCGCATACATTCCACTTACAACCGCTGCCATAAGTTCTGCGTCAGTATATCTATCTAGTTGCTTCAGTGCCTCAATTACTGGAGATAGAATAGGTATACCTCTGACTTGCTCAGGTCTTTCAGCTAGCATTATGTGTAGAATGTTTAACTGCTCTTCTTTTCCATAAACAGAAATAAAGTCAGTTTCTACATTTCCAAATACATCGAGCGGGTGTTTTCTTGCAACATAATATCCAGAAATTCTATTATTACTGTCGATTTTCACTCCATCAACAATACTCTCATCATTTTGCAATATAGAAGGTGTCATAACTCTATCAGGCTCAATTATTTGTAGCTTTAAGCTATAAGGATTCTTTGGTGTTAGAAAATAGTTAAATTTTACAAAACATTCGCCATTCAAGAGAATAGTTAAGAATACTAAGTCTTGAACCTGGTCAAAATTAAGAACTCCCATCTGTTCAATCTTATTGTCTGCCCACAGTTTGAATTCTTTTTCAATAGTAGTTTCAATTGCTTCGGCTTCTTCTTCACTAATCCCTAAAGTTTCATAGTCAATAGATGATTTTAGCTTTAATCCGCTACCAATTACATTAGAATTGATAGTTTTCATGACTCCTTGAGCAACTGGAGCTCCCATATACAAGTCCCTTGACCTTTCAACCAACTTTTTTCTGTTCTTGTAGATGTCTTTTTTAACTCCACCGCCTGTTGAAATCCAACCTTTCATAGAACTTTTTGTGGTAGAGGCTCCATGATTTGAGTATCCAGTATTCAGAATCTCAATTTTTTTTCTAGCAACTTCTCTTTCAAGAGCCTTTTTAGGGTTAAAAAAAGCAATTGTTTTGTCTAATAAATTCATTTTTCACCTCCTTTTGCATTAAAAAAAGAAGATTAAAACCTATAAATCTCTAGGTACTACTCTTCTTCCTAATTTTTTTCTTCCATTATTGTTCAATTTATCAAGTTCGCCCTCCCAGAAGGCTCTACCTTTTCTAATTTCAGATAAATCTTCTCTTACAAGCTCTCTTGTACCAATTTTATAACTTTTTCCAGTTAACACAGCTATTTCTGCCTTTCTATAGACTTCAATCATCTGTGAACACTCTTCTCTAGTGTAATTCAATTTATAAGCTCACTCCTTTCGATAAAACTCTTCTTTTTGATACTTTCGTAGTTTTTTTTGTAGCTTCAACAGTATATTTTTTACTTAAATTTGGATTTGCTATTTTTAATGCTGCATAAGCATAGTTCCTCAAGTCTAGAGGTTCATTTCTCTTAGTTCCAATAACTTTCCAGATAGTTTTTTTTACTCCTTTTTCCCAAACAGTAGTCTTAACTTCAGATGTTAATCCTTTGAAATATGCTTCATCATAGCCCCTGTCTACGTTATTTGGAAAGTGCATATACATAGAACCAGGTTCTTCAATTTTTAGTCTAGCAAGTATTGTTTCCTTACCTGTATTAACTCCCAGAGTAAACAGTGATATTTGCATTCTGTTAGTTCTAGATGGCTTGGATACAAAAGCTACTCCATCTCCACCTTTACCCTTAATACCGAATACTCTTCTAAACTCTCTAGGTTTGATGTATTGATATGCTTCTTGTGTATAGTGCCCTCCTGTATCTATACAGGTACAAAGAATTCTTATTTTTTCGCCATCTGCATACTCAAACTCTGTTTCCAGGAATCTATCCAATTGCTCCCACACATCATTTTGACCAGGTGAGCCTATAAATTGCTTATAGTAAATACCCCAAGACTCTTCCCCAAGACCCCAACCTACGACTTCAATTTCTAATCTATCGTCTTGAACATCGACTCCAGCAGTTAAAACTTGAACTTGATCAGGTATTTCTGCTGTATACTCTTCTTTTCTCTTAGAAACATCTAAGAAATCTATCTTTTCTACTTTCTCTTCCCATGTTTGACCAAGACATGTATTCGTAAAAACCTTCATCATTTGCATATTACCTTTTGCGGCTTTAAACTTTTTTATAATTTCTGGCCATGTTGAAAACGGACTATATAACTCTGAAATATGAAAGCCTCTAACACTCCAATCGTCTACTTCTTCCTGTGGTTGCCATATACCATGAATCATATTTCTTTTCCATTCATGCTCACTTGAAATTTCTAAACAGTCAGAGCATTTATGCCCAACAGGTTCAAAGATTATGTTTCTCCACTCTAATTTTTGAAAAGAGCCACATTTTGGGCATGGAATATAAAACTCTTCTTTCGTTGAATTCTCATATTCTTTCTCAACTCTTGAGTCTCCTTTGATGGTTGGTGTACTAGTTATAACGATTTTCTTATTCCAGAAAGTTTTTGTTCTTTCTATTGCTAAATTTAAAGGATCTCCTTCTCCTCCAACGTCGCTTTTGAATCTATCTACCTCATCGGCAAGTAGAATTCTCAAAGGTCTGCTTGATAGCTCTGCAGCCGAATTACTTCCAACCAAAGTAATGTATCCTCCAACAAATTCTTTTTGTAGTTTGGTGTCCCTTCCGTCAACTTTGTTTAGAATTTTGTTTTTAAGCTGAGGTGTACTTTGTATCATATCATCTAGTCTTGTGCTAGAAAAATCTTCCGCTAAGTCTTTGGTCGGCAAAAGATACATGATAGGAGCAGGGTCATAGTCAGCATAATATCCAAAAACATTCAATAAAATTTCAGTCTTAGATAACTGAGCTCCATACATCATCACAATTTTAGATGTTTTTTTATCCGATATTGCTTTCATAACTTCTCTTTGAAATGGCACTCTATCAGTTTTCCATCGCCCTGGTTCAGCTGATGTCTTAGAACTTAAAATTCTATATGAATCAGCCCAAGTATCTATAGTTAACTTTGGTGGAGGCTTCAAGGTTTGGAATATGTCAGCAAATAAATTAATTGTTTTTCTTAGACTTGGATTTTCTATTGGATCCTTTTCCTTTGCTTTTTTCATCTTCCACCTCTTCTTCATCTTCCATGATTATGTTTTTATTTTTAAACAATTCTGGACTATATTCGCTTAATTCCAGCAAAACATCTTCTATAGAACTCAAAACTATGTCCTGAATATCTCCAAGATTATCGCAACCCACAACCAAAGGTGCTATTTTGTTAGGCACGGCTAATAATTTACCCTTTAAATTTGTGAGCATAACTGTCATGACTTTCTTAACTATCTCTGCCGAGTGCAGTTCATTTTTTAATTCTGATATTTTTATACTTTTTTTTGAAATAGTTTATTACTTCGTCTTATTTTTGTGTTTGTAGGTAAGAGGCTCTGCCGTCTTCGTAGAGATTATTGCCTTCTGAATCTATTACGACAACAACAGGTAAATCCGCTTATTTCTTTGATAATATCATTATTAATGATTATTTATCTAGATCAAAACAACAAGATGCGTTTTTGAAAGGTCATTTTGAGGATTTCATGAAAAAACATGGATTACGTGCACCTTCAATATTTGACGATGATGCTCATCTATCAGCTGATGCTGTTGAAATTTACTTTAAGCCAGGTACTAATCCATTGGGTGTTAATGAAAGTGTCTTAGTTTCATCTCGTGGGCACAAATTTTTAACGACACTCACCTTAAAGTAGGTATTTAGTTTATTGTCACATGGATATATGTAGCGTATGAAAACTCTGTACCATAGAACAACAGAAAAAGCATTAGAACAAATAATAAGCAGTGGAGTAATTAAAGCTCAATATCCACAACATATTGGGGGTCGTAGTGTGAATGAGATACATAATGAAATTTTAAAAGCTTGCTGTGGTTGGTTATTACAAAAAGTTGAAAGTAATAAAGAAGTTTTATGGCTACTAGATAAAAATAAAAAGTTTGCTGGCTCTCATGCTAATTGTGTTATAGAGATTCATATGGATGATTGTGATTATGCAAAATATGTTCATAAACCTCGTTCTCTCGCTGGGCTGATTTCTTGCATAAGAGGCAAATTATCTCGGACTGAGGTATTATGCATAAATGAAAATTTGATTATCAAGAGTCTCAAATACAAGGATAATAATCAAGAATACCTCATCGTTGAAGTTACTATATGAGATTCTTAAAATATAGACTTTCTTAAATAAAATACACTTACTCTGAATGAGTAAGTGTATTTTTCTAATAAAACATAGGTTCATTTTCCCAATCAATGTCAAGCGGGGGATCTTCTACTGGTTCAGGTTCAATAACTTGATATTCTGCTTCAGTATAGGAATCTGCACTCTCCAATTTTTTGTTCCAATTCCCCAATATGTGAGCAGGTGTGTATAAATGGTAATTCACTTCATCTTTAAGGGTGTTACCAATAATGACTTCTCCCGGTATATGTAAGAGTGTCATTTGTATATAACACATTAATGCTGCAGTAAAATCCAAATCTCTTGCTTGAGCCCACATTTGTTGCTGAGGGTTAAAGTCCTCTTCACGCAAATAATTATAAGCCTCAATAATCATTACGCCCGATCCACAAGTTGGCTCTTGCAATGTCAAAAAGCCACGTTTTTTAATTAAACTATGACAATCTGATAGAGTTACTGCTGCCATAAAGTGGGCAATGTGACCAGGCGTGAAATATTGAGCTTTATATTCATCACCTAAATCTAACGCCATGAACACAGAGCCTAGGAAATCATAGGTTTTATGCTCCAAAGCTTCAACAATAATGTTGAAAAGGCGACTGAGAGCTTGTTTTTCATCCTCATTATAATGCCCAGCTGCAGTCTGATAGCGTTGTCTCAACGATTCGTCTGCTTGTGCACCATATAGGATAAGATAGAACTCTAGGGCAAAGATTGTAATAAAGTCATAAAACACTTCAGAACGTCGATATTGTGGTGCAATCGACTTAAAAAGTGCGGTGAATTTTTTCTCGAAATCCATAGATTACTCCTAAAATAACGGGAGTAATCCCCTTTGAGGATTACTCCCCAAAGGGTGGTTTATGAGAGCTCTAACAAAAAACGTTAGAATGGTTTAATTGAGGCTAAGCCGCTAATTTTGCTTCTTCATTCGATGTTAATTCGAGAGCATTTAACAAGAATTGTGTTGCTTCACGTGCTTGAGAAGATGCTCGGAAAATAGCTTTTTTATCGGCTTTTAATGCGTTAATCCAATGTTCAATATACGCTGCATTTTGTGAAATATTATTGCAAACATTCACGTGCGCACAGGTAAAGGCGCTTGTGAGTTCAGCTATTAATTCTTCAAATGCATATTGTTCAGAACCAAATTTATCAAATTTAGCTACACCGTCACGATTTAATCGGTCTTTATGCCCGGTGGCATGACCGCATTCATGCAGTAGAGTTGCATAGTAGTCGTCAGCTGTATTGAATTTTTTGAAATCCGGCATCACAATGCAATCTTTTCTCGGCATATAACAAGCACGATCTTGTGCCTTGTTATACAGCTGCATACCCATTTTATTGGGTAATACATCTAAATCCGGACGAGCTTGCATTTCAGAAGATTTTTCTGGTTCAGGATATTCTTCATAGTATTTTTCTAAGCCTTCACACTGTTCAATATTAAACACGTGATGACCACGAATAAATACAGATGACTTCATTTTCGGATCACCGTTTTCATCAAGTACAATGTTTCCGCTATCGTCTTTTTCTTCAAACATATTTTGTTTATAGAAAATAATAACTGTACTTTTCTCACCTGTTCGGACTTGGCCACCTAGATGATTTGCTCCTTGAAAAGTTACCCACTTGCGTTGAGTAAAGTTTTTTCTAATAGCGCTCATCCAAAGCAGAAGTACGTTGATCCCGGAGTATTGACGACCACTTTCACCGTTGCATGGAATAGCCATTTGTGGCCATCCACTATCCCAAGGTTTTTGCCATGGCATCACACCTTGTTCTAATGCTTCGAGAATTTGGTCTGTAATTTGTTGGTATAAATCTTTGGCAGGTTGAGTTCTTTTTTTCATGGTTGTTCTCCAATAAAAAAAGGGAACAACCCCCCGAATGGGAAATTGCTCCCAGTCGGGTAAAAGAAAACCTTGAACACGCCAATGGCATGATCAAGGTTTGTTGTAAAGGTTGCAGGTATTAATTCAGTTATGAATTAACACCAAGGGAATGTGTTTTCTTGCTTTGTGCTTTTTGCTCTTGTTGGCGTTTTAATGATCGCACGCCAATAAAAGCAACTGTTCCCATAAAAAACAGTACAAAGACAATTGCAAAGAGGAACCCATTCCAGTTTAACGTAATATTCATACGTTACGCTCCGTCTGTCTCCATTAAGTTGTTGCAATATTTAGCTAACAACACACCACAGAACCAAGCTATTCCGCCAAATATCATAATGATAATGGCAAGAAGTAGCGGAATATTGTCATTCTGAACAAACATTGCGACAAACGCAATACCTAAGATGTAAGTGCCGATTTTACGAAAATCTTCAGAAACCAGCAGCATTGTTTTTTTGTCCCAATTGGAACTAACAAGCTTGAGTAAACGCTTCATCAT